CGGATTCATGGCCGACGAGACCTCGACCGATCTCGTGGACGAGGGCGACATCGGCATCGCCCGCATGACGCTCGACCGCAAGCAGATCGTCGTGCTCGGCGACATAGCGGCGGCCCAGGTTCTCGGCGGCGGATCGAAGACCGACACCACCGACCAGTCGATCATGGCCGCAAGCGGTTCGGCGTCGGTCTTCAACTACCTGTGCTGGGTCGCGGTCTACAACGCGAGTTCGACGAACACCTACGTCAACGTGAAAGACGGTTCGACCGTGCGCCTCGTGCTGCCGCTGCCGGCCTACGGCGGCGCGGTGTTCAACCTGCCGTATCCGATCAAGGGTACGGGCAACACGGCGTGGAACCTGGCGGCTGGCGCGTCGGTGACGACTGCCTACCTGTACGGCGGCGGCTACAAGGGGGCGTGATGCCCGTCGATCTCCTGACCTCCGGCTCGTCGTGGTCGGCCAAGTGGCCCTGGTTCGTCGTCGACGCATGGGGCGGCGGCGGTGGAGGAGGCGGCAATCAGCAGACCAGTGCGGACGGTGGGGGTGGCGGCGGGGGCGGCGCATTCGCCAGTTCGGTCGACAGTGGACTCGCGATCGGCGATGCCTGCGCGTATGCGATCGGCGGCGCCGGATCGGGTGGCATCAACACGACCGCGGCGACCAACGGCGGCGACACGACATGGCGCACGACGGTCGTGGTGGCGAAAGGCGGGGCGCTCGGCAGCCCGGGGTCCGGCACGACGCCCGGCAACGGCGGAGCGGGAGGCCTCGCATCAGGATCGACTGGCACGCGCACGAAGTTCGACGGCGGCTACGGTGAGAACGGACTCAACTCGAGCAACGGGCGTGGGGGTTTCGGCGGAAGCTCCGGCGGACGGTTTGCTAACGGATACCTCGCCTCCGGCGACAGCAAGACCTACTCGGTCGCCATCTACCCGACGGCCTCGACGCCAGCGGGCGCGGGTCACGGCGGGGATGGTGCCAACGTGACTTCTGGCGGCGGGTCCGCTCCCGCAGCGAACAACTATGGCGGGGGCGGCGGCGGATCATCGGAGGGTACTGGGAACACGGGTGGCGCAGGGGCGGCCGGCAAGATCGAGGTGTACTACTCTCCGCCCGTGTTCCTGCTTTGCCTCGGCTGCGGGTAAGCCATGAGCCTGCTGCTGCTCTTTGGCGGTGCGGCAACCCAGCCTGCGCCAGTCCGGGTCAACCGCAACACGCATCTCGAGCACACCGAGACTTGTCGCAGTAAGGCCCGCGCGGCGGGCGCGTTCCTAGTACTGACCCTGGCGGCGCCCAACTGGGGCAGCCTCACCGGGACGCTTGATGGGGTGACGCTGAGTTCGGGCGCCTCGGCCCCGATCTCGGCGACGCTCACGGCCACGCTCGCTGACGCGACGCTGTCGTCGGGCGCACAGGTCGATGCGGCCTCGGCGATCGGCTCGCTCACAGCCACGCTCGACCCGGCGACGTTGTCGGCCGGCGCCAGTGCGCCGATCGCCTCGAGTCTCGCGGCCACGCTGTCGACGGTGACGCTGTCGAGTGCGGCCAGCGCTCCGGTGACGGCGACGAGCGCCACGACGCTCGACACGGCGACGCTGTCGTCGGGGGCGTCGATCGCGGAAGCCTCCCCGCCGATCTTCCTGCGCATCCGCCGTCCGGTGGTGCTCGAGGAGGGCATCGAGGTCGGTCGGCGCTACCACGCGATCCAGGGCGATCACGTAACGGCGCCCGCACTGCTCGGGGCGTTCAATCAGACGCTCGACGGGGTGACACTATCGGCCGGAGCATCCTCGGTCGATGCGTCGGTCGACATCTACCTCGGCAGCGAGACGCGGCGCGAGGCATACCCGGAGGCGGCCTTCCAGTGGCACCGGGTCAAGTACCCGTCGCTGCTGACGGTCCTGTTCCAGTACACGGCGCAGCTCGCGCTCGACACGACCTTCGACAGCCTGACGCTGTCCTCGAAGGCCTACGGTCCTGCGCTTGGCGACCTGACGGCGACGCTTGGCGACCTGACGTTCTCGAGCACGGGTGCGGTGGCCGACTCGCCCACGGGCGACCTGTCGGTGACGCTCGACACGGTCACGCTGGCCTCGAAGGTCGGCGTGGACGCGGCCTTCTCGACCACGCTCGACGGCCTGGCGCTCGCCTCGCTCGCCTCGCAAATCACGATGGGCACGGGCGAGTTCGGCACCATCGCGCTCGACGGCGTGACGGGCAGCGGCCGGGCGACGACCACGTCGGAGGCGCAACTCGTCGTGGCCCTCGATGGGGTCACGCTCGCCGCGCAGCAGCAGCCGGTGTACGGCACCGCGCAGTTCGCCGCGACGCTCGGCGGCATCACGCTGTCGTCGGTCGCACAGACGCAGGACGTGCTCGGGGCGAACGCAGACCTCGACCTCGAGGGCGTGACGCTCGCCGCCGAGGGCGCCGGCTCGGACCGTCGGGTGAAGTACCTGCACGTCACCGGACGGCACCTCGGGTGGTTCAAGGTCGACAGCAGGGCAAAGAGGATGACGGTGGGCAGCCCCAGGGATCGCATCACATGACAGACGTTTACTCAGAACTGAGCGGGGTGCCGGTCGAGATCGCGATCGAGGACGACGACGGCCCGGTCGTGCCCGCGACCCTGCACGTCCGTTCGCACTGCGAGACGACCTGCCAGGACTTAGGCGACTGGGTCGAGTTGACCCCGGTGCAGGAGAACGACGATTTCGGCAACCTGCTGCGGGTGACGGCGAGCTACCTCGTCCCCGGCAGCGTCAATGCCATTCGCAACCGCAACAACCGGCGGGAACTGAAGTCCCTGCTGGTGGTCGCCAACAAGGACCTCGACAATGAATTCGCGAAAGAGCCGCCGTACCAGTACTACGTCGTCCGGCGAGCCGGGCGAACGTAAGCCGCCGAAACCGCCGGTCCAGTACCGACCGGAGTTCGCCAGCACCGTCCGCACCGCGATGGAACGCGGCGCCACACAGGTCGAGGTCGCTCGACTGCTCGGTGTCGGTGGGCCCACGACGATCAAGCGCTGGCGGGCGGCGCACGCGGAGTTCGCCGAAGCGTTCAAGGTCGGCAAGGACCTAGCCGACGAGCGGGTGGTGAGCTCGCTGTACTCGCGCGCGATCGGCACGGCGGACACCCCGCCCGACGTGACGGCGTGCATCTTCTGGCTCAAGAACCGCCGGCCCGCCGAATGGCGCGACGTGCGGGCCGTCGACCACAGTGGGACGCTGACGCACCGTCATGTCGAAGAACTCACCACCGAGCAACTCTACATCGAGCTTCAGCGAGCCCGTGCTGCTGAACGAGATCCTGCGCCGGAGACTGGCGACCGAGCAGACGGCAAAGTTCACTGAGTACACGACCCCACGCTGGACGGCGAGCAAGATCCACCGGATCGTCTGCGAGCAACTCGACCGGGTCGCGCGCCGGGAGATCGACCGGCTGATGCTGCTGTGCCCGCCGCAGCACGGCAAGAGTTCGATCGCGAGCAAGCGCTTCCCCGCGCTGATGCTCGGACGCGACCCGACCATCGACGTGATCTCGGCGAGCGCGACCGGGACACTGGCCGAAGGGTTCGGCCGCGAGGTGCGCAACACGGTCGACTCCCCGGAGTACCGGCGGCTGTTCCCGGCGACCACGCTCGCGGAGGACAGCCAGGCGAAGGGGTTGTGGAACACCTCGGCCGGCGGCTCGTACTACGCCGTCGGGTTCGGCGGGGCGCTCCTCGGCCGCGGCGGCGACGGTGGAGTGATCGACGACCCATTCGCGACCTGGGAGGAGGCGCAGAGTGAAATCGCGCGTGACCGGGCGTGGAACTGGTATCAGGGCACGTTCTACAACCGCATCCGCCCGGGCGGGTGGATCATCCTGATCCAGCACCGGATGCACGAGTCGGACGTGGCGGGCCGGCTGATCGAGAAGCAGAAGGCCGGCGGCGATCGGTGGGAGATCGTCGAACTTCCGGCGCTCCTCGACGACCCGCCCTGGCCTGAGCGCTACGACCGGGCGGCGCTCGAGCGCATCAAGGCGAACACTTCGCCGATGCAGTGGTCGTCTCTGTACCTGCAGAACCCGGTGCCGGAGCAGGGCACGTTCTTCCAGCGGGAGTGGTTCTGGTTTTACGACCCGGCCAAGCGGATCGCCGGCAACCGCTACACGACGGCGGATTTCGCGGTCACCGCAGACAAGGGTGACTGGACCGAGGTCGCAACGCACGTCTACGCGCCGGGCGGTCGACTGTACCTTGCGGTCGATGGCTGGCGCGGGCAGACCGCAGCCGACACTTGGATCGAGGTGTGCTGCGACCAGTTCCGCGAGCACGAGCCGTTTTGCTTCTTCGGCGAGACGGGCGTGATCCGACGGGCGATCGAGCCGTTCCTCACCCGCCGGATGCGCGAGCGGCGCACCGTGTGCCGTCTCGAGTGGATCACCCGCACGCACGACAAGGCGGCGACCGCTCGTGCGCTGCAGGGCATGGCGAGCATGGGGCTCGTCGGGCTGCCCGACAACGACTACGGGCACCACCTGTTGCGGCAGTTCCTCGGCTTCCCGGCGAGCCAACTGGACGATGCGGTCGACATGGCGGCGCTGATGGCACTCGCCATTGACCAGGCGCACCCGGGCGTACTCGCACGGCCCGAGAAGGCCGAGAAGCGCGATGCCTACGGTGACGACGACGACGACGAATACGAGGAAGTAACGTGGCGGACAGCGTAGAAGACAAAGCCTCGGGCCGCGACGACGAGTTCGTCGAGTACGTGCGCCAGTTCCAAGAGTTCTGCGACGCGACCATGACGGCGCGTGCGGAGTCGGAAACCTGTCGCGACTACTTCGACGGCAAGCAGTGGTCGGAGGCCGAGGATCGCAAGCTCCGCAAGCGCGGGCAGCCGGTCGTCACCGACAACCGCATCCGCGACAAGATCGAGGCGTGGCAGGGGCTCGAGCTCGCCACCCGCACCGACCCGAAGTCCTACCCACGCAACCCGCAGGACGAGACCGCGGCGGAAGCGTCGACCTGCGCTCTGCGGTACATCGCAGACTCCAACCGATTCCCGCGCACAAAGTCCGACGTGTTCGGCAACCTGCTGATCGAGGGGACGGGCGGCGCGGAGGTGGTGGTCGAGAACCGTGGCAAGCGCAAGTTCGTCACCATCCGCCGGGTGAGATGGGACCGGATGTACTGGGACCCGCACTCGATGCTGCCGAACTTCGCCGACGCGCGATACCTCGGCATCGTGGTGTGGCTCGACCTCGAGGAGGCGAAAAAGAAGTACCCGTCCCAGGCGGAGTCCTACGATGCGATGATCGACGGGTCGTTCGACTTCGGCGACACCTTCGACGACCGACCCTCCATGTGGGTCGACCGCACCCGCAAGCGCGTGCAGATCCTCGAGCACTACTGCCTGCACGACGAGAAGGGCTGGCAGCGGGTGGTGCTCTCTCGTGCCGGGATCATCGAAGGTCCGGCGCCCTCGGTCTACAAGGACGAGGACGGCAACCCGGAGTGCTGCCTGTACTTCCAGTCCGCGTACGTCGATCGGGACGGGAACCGCTACGGGGTGGTGAAGAACTACATCTCCCGTCAGGACGAGATCAACAAGCGGCGCAGCAAGGCACTGCACCTGCTGAACTCCCGACAGGTGATCGCCGACAAGGGCGCGGTCAAGGACGTGAACAAGGCGCGCACCGAACTCGCCAAGCCCGACGGGTTCGTCGAGGTCACGCCGGGGATGCGCTTCGAGCTCGCGCCCACGACTGACCTCGCCACCGGGCAGTTCCAGTTGCTGAAGGAATCGCTCGACTCGTTCGCCGCCTCCGGTCCGGTCTCCGCGATCCAGGGCCAGGAAGCCAAGCAGTCCGGCCGCGCGCAGCAAGTCGCGCAGCAGGCGGGAATGGTGCAACTGGGTCCGGTGA